ACTTGTCTATTCTTTTCTCAACATGGGTTAAGAATTTCTCCAAAAGCGCACGTTCGCCAATTGGGGCAATACCGCCTAATTCGTGCGAACACATTGCAAGCGTAGCGGGTCGGGAGTCTGGCAACAAACCCTTGTGTCGCAGTTTGTCGGCAGCGGCTAGGTATAAATTAGATAGTGTCATGGTTGTCCAATGCGTAGAGGGCTGTATACAGATGCGGATGCGTTGTGTCGTTGAGCAGTACACCTTTATCCCCAATGTATCCCGTGGGCTTTAATTTAGCTAGATTGTCAGCAGCCTGGCGATACGCACAAGGGTTGTATTCAGCGTTGCAGCGACCACCGCAAGCCTCTTTAAACAGATGGATATAGTCGGACTTGTTCATAAGCGCAATCCAAACGGGTTGTGAGCGTGTTTAACAACGAGGTTTTCATAATTATCTGAGGATTCTGTAGCAGTTGGTGCTTGTCGAATAGTGACATACACACATGGTGAGCCACGCCTGCCATCCCCACGTTTCTCGATCTTGTTATTACGCTGAAGTTTGGCAAGTTGAGTGTAAATGCTGATCTTTTCAAGATTACAGTAGTCAGCAATGTCAGCTGTGGTTTTAGGCTCAATGCAATACCGCAATATCTTTTGTTCTGTTGACATATGTTCTCCACAAAAGCATTACATTAAGCTAACTAAACGTATTGATCAAGATGTATTTACTAGGTGCATACCCTATGTATCACATATGAATCAAAAGGTCGGTATTTGTACAATATATGTGACATTACCGTCAGATGTTATATATTTTTGACAATAGTTCCCCTACCCTTATACCCACCCACCGTAGTAGTTGAGGATAAATCCTTTACGACAGACCTGTAGCTTGTTAGCTTTATGGCAGGCGGCTCACCCCACCCCTAGATTCCCTAAAACACTAGCAGTCCTTGCAGGTGTAGAAGATCAATACCTAGAGTAAATGGTTTTAGTTCGTTTCCAAACTCTGTCTATATCCTGTTCGATTTCTCTACTAAGGCGTGCGGGTCACACGGGATACAACTTTATTTCTTTACTTAACCTGTTCTGGGTACGAGTGGTCACTCTATTAGCTGATGCGCCCTGACAGTTATCTTTAAAAAACAAAAAAGCCGTTTTAGAGAGTATTTTGTTGGTCGACCCTTTCGGGACATTCTCTATCGGCTTCAAGGCGCAAGAGAATCAAAATACTCACTAAAACGGCTTACATCGTCGACCAAGACAACAATTAAATTGTGCCACCGTCTTTCCGATGTGTCAAGTTCTAAAGCTGAACTAGTGAAACTCGACCCTTACCAGTGATCGTTTCATGCTTGCTAAAGGCTTAATCAGTCTAATTCAGTTCAGGCCAGATTTCATGCCAGTTGTAAATTTCTTTTCTACTGAACCGTCCTTTCGATTGGCGTTCAAGTTCAGCAGCAATGATTACCATCTTGTCAGCTGGCAAACCGTTGTGTTTCCATTGGCTGACTGCGCCAGGCGTAACCCCACACCGTTTGGCTACTGCAAACGTACCGCCTAATGTGTCAATGATTTCTGTTGTATTCATGTAGCCATCTTAACATTTGTTGCAATTAAACATAAATAAATATTTAATCACTTGCGTTATATGTTTAGTTAGCTTAATATCTATCTTACTGACATACCCGTCAGGACAACATACAGGTGCATAAATGAACGAATTAGCAAAAGCATTAGTCAAGGCTCAAGCAGCAATGTCACACGCAGCCAAAGATAGTAAAAATCCCCATTTTAAATCTGCATACTCTAGCCTAGCTAGTGTGATCGACGCTGTGCGGCCTGCTCTGTCGGTTAACGGTTTAGCCTTTGTGCAGATGTTGCATACCGCTGACGGTGGCGTAGCAGTCGAAACCGTACTTATCCATGAATCAGGCGAACAACTTAGCTGCGGCACGTTGTTTATTCCCGCAACCAAACAAGACGCACAAGGATTCGGCTCGGCGATTACTTACGGTAAACGCTACGGTCTGCAAGCAGCACTCGGCATTGCAAGCGAGGATGACGATGGCACAGCTGCCGTAAAAGCACCGCCAGTTAAGGTTGTTGAGAAACCCAAAGGCATTGAGTTGGACAACATTGTGGCTCAAATGGCATCAGCAGTAAGTTACGAAAGCCTGAAAGACATATTTAGAGCGTCTTGGACTATTTGCTTAAAAGAGCAACAGATTCCGTTGAAGGCTGCATACGATCAATTTAAAGCAAACTGGGAACAACAATAATGGCAAACGATCTTAATCGCTGCGAGTTTATCGGGCGCTTGGGCAAAGACCCTGAAGTACGTTACACCGCTGACAGCAATGCAATCTGTAATTTCTCAATTGCGGTGGGTTACAAAACCGCAACAAAGGAAACGACAGAATGGGTCAGGATCACGGCGTTTGGTAAGTTGGCAGGAATATGTGCCGACTACCTAAAGAAAGGATCACAGGTCTTTGTAGCGGGTCGTATGACTACTCGCAAGTGGGTCAACAAAGATGGCGTGGATCAATACACAACTGAGGTGGTTGCTGACCAAATGCAAATGCTTGGTGGTCGGCCTGCTGAAGATGCACCACAAGTTGATGCACCTGTTAAACCAAAACCAGATGGTGGTTATCGAGCCATGAAAGAAGGCATGTTTGTTCCGATGGAATCTGACTTTAATGATCCACCTTTCTGATGACTCAATTAGAAGAAGCAATACTTATTTCTTGGCGATTGCAACAATGGTATGAAGGCATGGTTCTTGACGCTAGGGCCATGCAAGACCTACAAGATGCAATCGAAATGCTTAAACAACTAGCTAAACAGGTGCAAAAATGATTATCAAATCAGCAGATTCAGAATCAGGCCATTGGTACGCAGCTGACGGTTCACCAGCGTATCGAATCATTGGCAAGAACGGCAAAGAGCGCAACACAACGGTTCGTGATGCACGAGAACTTGGGCTAAAACCTAGCGTAACAACCATTCTTGGAATTATTGCAAAGCCTGGGCTTAACACTTGGCTACAACAACAAGTTTTACTAGCGGCTCTTACATTGCCACGCATTGAAGGCGAAACAGAGGAAAACTGGCTAGAACGGGTTATGTCCGACAGCAAAAGTACAGGTCGTGACGCTATGGATCGCGGGACACAGATGCACGGCGTGTTGGAACGGTTTTATAGTGGCGAACGTGACGATTACCCACGTTATGTTGACCAGGTTGATGCGTCGATTAGGATTCACTTTGGGCAAGATCAACAATGGGAGGCAGAGCGCTCGTTTGCCTATGGTGGGTTTGGCGGGAAAGTGGATCTAATTGCTGAAAATATTGTGATCGACTTTAAGTCTAAAGACAAGCTCGACAAGGTTGAGCCGTACCACGAACAACTGATGCAATTGGCGGCTTACCGTGTCGGCCTTGGCAAGCCGACTGCTAGGTGCGCTAACGTCTACTTCACGGCAGCTGGTGACGTAAAGCTAATCGAACACTCAGAGGATGATCTTGCAGCGGCATGGGATTGCTTTCAGTATTTACTAGCGTTTTATAAGCGTAAAAACAACCTATAATAAATTGCGGGGAAAGCCGTGTCCCTCACACTCCTTGTTCAGCGAGTACCCGCATCTTGTTGTAAAAACCCCAATAAATTAAAAATAATTGCAAAACTAGGGTAAACACCTATGCTTTTATTATTTAGATAGCTTAATATCTAGTCATGGCAACACGCCATTAACCACGACAAAAGGTACATAAATGAACAAAGTAACGAAAGACTTAATGAAATGGTTTCCAGTTTTGTCAGAAAACAATGCAATGACTGTGCATACTCAATTAATGTATGACGGTATCGATTTTTCAAGCATTAGCAACAAAAATCTGAAAGCCGAAGCCAAACGTGTAATTATTGAAGTGTTTGGGGACGAATAATGAGCAAACTAATCCAAGCATTTAAAGCAGACCCATCCGACAAGAACCGCGCAAAGTTAGCGGCGTACTTGCAAAAGCACATGATGGCAATTTGCATGGCAAGCCCAGACGAGCAGCAATTCCTGAAAGTTAACGGGTTTAAGGGGTAAGCCATGAAAAACTCATACATTCAATTAACAGACGAAGGCAAGCGCCAATTAATGCGTGAACTTAGCCTTGAGCTTACCGACAAAAAGATTGCAGAATTGATGGATCAATTTGCTGATGGCGTGAAAACAGACAGCAACGGCGAACCGTACATCAAGATTGATCGTGACGATGTGCTGATGTGTGCTGTGCCGTTGTACACCCACTTTATTGACATTAACCATATTGAAACCGTGACAGCAAACGAGGAAGATTATGAATAAGCGTAACTGGCCTTTTCTTACGGACTTGGGCGATCCTAACTGGACAGGTCGAACCACTCGCCAGATGCGTGATTACAAACGCCATGATGACCGCATACCGCCAGTTGCGTGGGTTATGGGTTTGCTTGCGTTGGCGTTAGTGTTTGGTTTTTTTCCACTTTTAAGCCTGGTGATGCAATGAACGAGAAATTAAAAGAATTTGCTGCACAAGCAGGGTTTAATTTGTCATGGGATTATCACTGCGATGAGTACGAACTGGAATGTTTTGCCGAATTGGTACGGGCTGATGAACGTAAATTAAGAGATGATTTGTATGTTCAAGAAATGGAACAACCTACTCCAAAGCAATCCGGTACATTTTCAATTACGGTAAAAACATTTAGTGAAAATGATTATCCTCTTGAGTTAGATATTGAATTGCTGTGGGCAATAAACAGTGCAGATATTGAAGCACTGGAAGATGCAAAAGCAACATTGGAAAATTTAAAAAATAAAGCCCCGCTTAAATATCAATCTATGATTTATCAATCACTTGCTTTAATTAGTAAAGCATTAGGCATGAGTCACAGCGACGCATTTCAACGAATCATTGACAAAGCAAGGGGCGATAAATGAACCAAGTTGCTCGCAACACCGATCCGTCTACCAGTTGGTCTGCTGCCGACTCTGCAAAGGCTTTAGCGGCTCAACACGCCACGATTATCATCCAAGCCTTATGCAAGTATGGCCCGCAAGGAAAAGACGGTATAGCCACAATTACGGGGCTTGATGGCAACCAGGTGGCTAGGCGGTTAAGTGAATTAGAACGCAACCATGAAATCTTGCTGACGGGATGCAATGTGCAAAGCAAGTCTGGTCGGGCAGAACGGGAATGGAAAGTTATGCCAAAGCAAATGGATTTGATATGAGCTACATAATTGGAAACCTACCGCCAATCAAATGTTTTGTGCGGCGTGAATATTTGTACAATTTTGAGAAAGGCCACGGTGAGCTTGAGCCTGCCATTTGGGTGAGCATTAAGGCAATCCGCGGGCAAGTGTTTCGTATTGAGAGCCTATTGCCACGGTACGGAGCACTTTACGACAAACTGCCTATTCAGGCTTATGTTTGGAATACCAAGCATGGCGATTTGGATTACGACATATTGCAGCTGTGGGATTGCATGGGGTACAGGTTCACAGTCCATGAAAAAATCGGTTTGCGTAACCTTGGGGTTAAATTCTTAGGAAAAGACAAAGAGTGGCATTTTGGCAAATATTTGTTTACAGTAGACTTTTGTGCCGACGGTATGGATGTAGACACAGGCTTTACTGAAGTTGCTGAAGAACACAAGAGCTTTAACTTTATTCGGTTAGATAATGGTCAGTTTGCAGCGCAGCCTAACAATCGATGCCTTTGGTACGACCAATCACTTATACCCGCTAAGACTGACTTTCCAGACTTTCAAGCATCACGCCATATTTGGACTGTAGACGGGTCACGCAAGTGGGTAGCGGGTGACGATTGGTTCTACGACATTGAGGAACGGCATGAGTGAATACAGCCCACATCCCTGTATAGAATACATTTACGACAACGCACCTCATTACGCCAAGGCTAAGGGAGAACTGGCGCAACTGGAGGCGTTTAAATCAAGCCTGAAAGCTATTCTGATGAAGAAGTCAGGTGAAACTGCTGTGACCGCCCAAGAGAGGGAGGCATACGCTCATCAAGATTATCAAAACTTGTGCGTTGCAATCGGCGCAGCAACTGAGAAGGCAGAGTTGTTAAAGTGGCGGCTGACCAGCGCACAATTACGATTTGATGCTTGGCGCACCGAGCAGGCCAGTAACCGACAAATTGAGAAATTAACAAAATGAGTGCAAACGATACGCAAACTGGCGGCACGCATTACCAAGTTGCCATTCAACCGTGGGATTACATCATTGCTAACAATCTTGGTTATCTTGAAGGCAACGTCATTAAATATGTTACTAGGTACAAAAACAAGGGTGGGATAGAAGATTTAAGGAAAGCGCAACATTATTTATCTAAACTAATTGAAGTTAACTTAAAGGATTGACATGAAATTATCGTTTATCTCTGAACAAGACGATGGCACAACAGTTCAAATCGAAACAGATGCTGAAGGGCTATCAACAATTTTTGAAGTGTTTAAAAACTTCTTAAAAGCTAACGGTTTTGATCCTGACGTTTACGATTTTAATAACGAACATTTAGATTTTGAAGAGTGAATAAATCCGATAAAAAACATTACGATAAACTTGCCCAAATTGGTTGCGTATTGTGTAAGCACTTAGGATATGGGGAAACACCAGCGCACATCCATCACATTAGGCGCCTGGGCATGAAACGTAGCAATGCAGACGTTATTCCGTTATGTCCTGAACATCACACAGGAAACACGGGTATACATGGGTTGGGTCGCAAACGGTTTGAATTAACCTATGGGTTAACAGAAGATGAACTATTAAATACCTATTGCTTATAATTCAAGCGGGTCAAATCCCAATTCATTGCTAATTTGTGCCGCTAATTTTCGAAACACATTGTCATGTTTGTCCCACTTTGACGTATTGGCACGCTTAAGGTGAATCATTTCATGAGAAAGCGTTCGAATAACGGTAGATAAATGCCCATTTTTAGCTCGACTAATAGTTATTTGGTGTTTTTCGGTAATATCGCAAAAAAAGTATGTACCCATAGCATCAAGATCATTAGTAACTTTAAATTCAATAGATGATATTTCAGGTAAATTCCAGCCACAAAATGGCTTGAACGTTCTAAGCATTAGATAGATCGACCCAAGCATTTTAGAGGTGAGTTTCATACTTGGACAATTTTTCCGCGAAACACCACTTCATTTTCTCCAAAGACTTGCACCAGCTCAGGCATTAACAATTCGCCACGATCCCAAGTCAGCACCGCAAAGCCGCTGCGCCAGTCTTTAGGGTTATCTTCCGTGTAATCAGCGAATTGCATATTGTTGGGTTCAGCTAGTGTACCCGTCTGAACCCCGTATCGCGTACCGTTGTAATCGGTAATCGGTTGAACAGCAAGAACATGGGTGTGACCGGTAACGATAGAAGTACCGCCATGCAAAGTGTTGTTATAACCCGCATATTTGCCACCTTTAAATCTGTGCTTAATGCAAACATCCTCGTTCACCCAATATGACCAACATGGCTGCCATCGTGGGAAGTGATCTTTTAACGTAAATCCTTTAACCCCTTCATAGGCAGATGCTTGGTTTGCCAGCATGGTTTCGTATCGCGCATCGTGATTGCCTAAAGTCCAAATTAACGGACATTTTGTAATATCTTCAATCTGACCAAGATAAAACTGGCAAGCTGCTAATTCTTCTTTAACAGTAGGTTTAGAATCCCACCCTTGACGGGGATAGCGAGAAATTGCACCCCCGTCAAAGGCATCTCCATTATTGACAATGACACTTGGTTTAAGTACTTTAATAAAATGTAACAACGCTCGAAAGGCAGTTGTTGTATCGTCAGGCCAGAAGTGAGCGTCAGAAAAAACAATCACAACACCCTTGTCCAATTTCATGCCACGGCGAATGTTGCCAGGCGTTTCATGTATTTTTTTAACTTTAGTCGTAATGCCCTGGAGTGAATTGGTTGTTGAAAGCGTCAGTCCGTGTCTAAGTTCAATAGTTCGGCGGCGAGTAAAAACATTTCTTACTGCTATTCCTAGCCGCTGGGCAACCAATGTCGGACTACCTAATTCGTTCCAAGCGCTGATGAATTCATCATCTGTGTAAACAAGTGACATAAAATTACCTTATGAGAGCCAAACGAGTTGATTGCAATCAAAAAGATATAGTCCACGCACTAAAAACGTTTGGAGCTACAGTTGTGGATTTATCAGGAGTTGGTAAAGGTTGCCCAGACCTGCTAATTGGCTTTAAAAGTACGACCTATCTTATTGAAATCAAAAAAGATAATAAAGCTAAATTTACGCCACAACAGTTACAGTTCAATGAATTGTGGGCAGGCGGCGTGATTGCCCGTATTCAAACCATTGACGAAGCTATTGCGTTGCTAAAGGTTTGATTTATAATAAAAGAAACAGGGGTTACTATGGATTATCCTGCTATTTTCGTTGCAACTTTGTTCCACAGCGGGACAAATGCACACTTTATGCACTTGCAAACCGACAGCTACGCTAAACACGTAGCCCTGAACGAATACTATGACACGATCATTGAACTAGGCGATAAGTGGGCAGAGGCGTATCAAGGGGCATACTCAATCATTAAGAGTTACCCCAAGGATTTCCACTTAGCCACCGATCCTGTTAAATACATCACATCTGTTAAAGCGTTTGTTAAAGATATTCGTGACGAATTGCCTAAAGACTCAGAGCTACAGAATATTGTGGACGAGATTGCCGACCTGATTGACTCAACCCTTTATAAGCTAAAGGCGTTCAAATGAAAGCGGGACTCTACGCCAATATTCTTGCCAAACAGGAACGGATCAAGGCCGGCAGCGGAGAACACATGAGAAAGGTAGGCTCACCAGGCGCACCAACCGCTAAAGACTTTAAAGAATCAGCTAAAACAGCTAAAGACGAGAAGAAATGACAGCGGCTTGGCAACGCAAAGAAGGTAAAAACCCTGCTGGCGGTCTAAATGCCAAAGGTCGAGCTAGTGCTGAAGCAGAAGGGATGCACCTCAAACCACCAGTCAAGTCAGGCGATAACCCAAGACGAGCCAGTTTTCTTGCACGTATGGGCAACACGGCAGGCCCGATGGAGAAAGACGGAAAACCGACCAGACTAGCCCTAGCCTTAAAAGCATGGGGCGCATCAAGCAAAGAAGATGCGAAGTCAAAAGCCAAGAATATCAGCGAACGCAATAAGTAAGCTAAACTATTCATACTTAAACTACCACAATTGGGTAAGTAATGAAGATCGAACAAGTTGCAGTTACGGCGCTAATACCTTACGCTAAAAACAGCAGAACGCATGATGACGCACAAATTGCCCAAATAGCGGCAAGCATTAAAGAGTTTGGCTGGACTAACCCAATCCTAGTAGACGGGGATAAGGGCATCATTGCAGGCCACGGCAGGCTTATGGCGGCTCGAAAGCTAGGCATGACAGAAGTACCAGTCATTGAGCTGAAAAACCTAACACCTACGCAAAAGAAAGCCTACATCATTGCCGACAACCGATTAGCGTTGAACGCAGGTTGGGATAACCAATTGTTAACCATCGAACTCAACGAATTACTTGCAGACAAGTTTAGCTTAGACTTGCTAGGATTTAACGCTGACGAGCTTAATGCGCTGCTAAACCCGATCGAGGTAATTGAGGGGCTGACAGACGAAGACGAAGTGCCTGAACCGCCACCAGAGCCGATCACAAAGCTAGGTGACGTTTGGATACTTGGCAACCATCGGCTTATGTGTGGGGATAGCACTAGCATTGATGCTGTGGATAAATTGATGGATGGTCAAAAAGCCGACATGGTTTTTACCGATCCTCCTTATGGCATGACTTACGGGGGAGGGCGCGCGCAGGGTTCGACTCCTAAAGGTGCGCTCGTGAAAGCACATGGGATGATTCTCGGCGATGACAAGAGAGGCGATGACTTAATCGCGCTTGTGCGTGATGCTTTGGCATCTGCAGTTGCTTTGAGTAAATCAGGCTCAGCAACCTATGTTTGCTTTCCTTGGCGCACCTACAGCGAGTTTGAAGCCGCAATGGAAGAGTGCGGATTAAAAGCATCTGCCTGCATCGTATGGGATAAGAAGTCTATCGGACTAGGAAATGCCAACTACCGTCCGCAGCATGAATTTATCTTCTACTGCAAAGGCGGCGCATGGTATGGAGACAAGGCTCAGTCGGACGTATGGAGTCTTAGCCGAGGCGCAACAGGCAAGTATGTTCACCCTACACAAAAACCCGTTGAGCTAATTGAACACGCTTTGAATAACAGCAGTAAAGGCGGGGATACCGTTCTCGATGTTTTTGGCGGCAGCGGCTCAACCTTAATTGCTTGCGAGAAAACAAGAAGGCACGCTCGGCTGATGGAACTTGACCCCAAATACTGCGATGTGATCGTCAAACGCTGGGAAAACTTCACCGGCAAGACAGCAGTTCTTTCGGAGTTATAAAATGGCTCAAGGTGTAAAACACAAGCCAACTCAAGCAGATAGGGATACGGCAAAGCGTTTATCAGCGCTTGGTTGCCCACATGAGGACATAGCCATTCGCTTGAAAATCTCAGCCGATACGCTTATTAAGTATTACCAAACTGAGCTAGATGAAGGCAGAATTGACGCTAACTCAGCCATTGCGGGTACGTTGTTTCAGCAGGCTAAGAACGGGAATACGGCGGCGGCTATCTTTTGGCTAAAGACTAGGGCTAGGTGGAAAGAAACAGACCGCCATGAGATTGCTGGCGCTGATGGTCGTGACTTGGTGGTTAAATGGGCAGAGAACTAATACTGCCTTATGCCCCTAGACAGGCATTTAAATCATTTCATAACCGCAGCGAACGTTGGGCTTGCTTGGTGGCCCATCGTCGTGCCGGCAAAACAGTCGCAGCTATAAACGACATTATTAGGGCAGGCTTGATGTGCAAGAGCCAGCACCCGTTATTTGCTTACATTGCCCCGTACCGCAGCCAGGCTAAGAGTGTGGCTTGGGATTACCTTAAACACTTTGCAGCGCCTGTTCTAGCATCATCCAATGAAGCCGAGCTAACCATTGAGCTTATAACTGGCGGCAAGATACGCTTGTTTGGCGCTGACAACGCAGATGCCATGCGGGGATTAGGCTTTGATGGCGTGTTTATGGACGAGTACGGTGACTTCAGGCCATCAGTTTGGGGTAACGTCATTCGACCCACATTGTCAGACAAACAGGGGTGGGCTGTGTTCGCTGGCACACCAAAGGGTAAGAACCAGTTTTGGCAGATATTTGAAACAGCTAAGAAAACGCCTGATGAGTGGTTTCATCTTGTTCTAAAGGCTAGTGAGTCTGGACTGCTACCCGACACAGAGCTACGGGCAGCTGCCGCACAGATCAGCGATGACCAGTTTCTACAGGAGTACGAGTGTTCATTTGAGGCGGCAATCCTTGGTGCTTTCTATGGCGAGGACTTACGCAAAGTTACTGAGGCCGGACAGGTCAGGCGTGTTGATTACGATCCGCACATACCCTGCCACACCAGTTGGGATCTTGGTTATCGAGATGACACGGCAATTTGGTGGTATCAGGTCGTGCGTAACGAAATCCACATCATTGATTATTTTGCAATAAGTGGTGCAAACATTGCAGAAATAGCTAAAATAGTCGTAGAAAAGCCGTATAAATACGCAAAACATTACTTACCGCACGATGCGAGGGCTAAAACTCTAGCAGCAGCGGGTAAGTCGGTAATTGAGCAATTGAGTGAGTATCTAGGCATTAACAACATGGCTATCGTGCCTGATTTGTCAGTGCAAGACGGGATTCAGGCAGTTAGGCAGATGTTGCCGCAATGTTGGTTTGATGCTGAACGCACACACGATGGGCTAGAGGCACTAAGGCAATATCAGCGGGAATACGACGAGGACAAGAAGGCATTTAGGCAGACACCGCGGCACGATTGGACAAGCCATCCAGCTGACGCATTTAGGATGCTTGCAATTGCGTGGAGGTTAGAGCCAAAGATTAAACCACCAGATGTTGAGAAACCCCTGATGGTCGGGCCAGAGAACACAGTTACATTGAATGATATGTGGGCAACCCACACAACACAACGGAGTAGAAGATTATGAGTGGCGTATCAAATCCTTATCGTTATATGTACGAACACGTTGCAGCTAGTCAAACCGCACAGGTTTTAGGCGGCACAGGCGCAGTTGGTGACTATCTACACCGCATCGTCATTACGGTGGCTACAGCTGCAACGGCGGCAGTTCAAATCGTTGATGGCACAGGCGCAGGCATTTTGACACACACAATATTGCCAAAC